TATTTGCCTTGAAAAAGTATTGTGTAGTTGTACTTAATCCTGTTGCCGTGGTAATTGTTTTACCTGTTAAGCCGCATTCCTGAAATCCATTTTCAATCAGGTTAAACCTCTGGTCAGTTCTGAATCTTGAAATGTCAACTGTTGCACCTTTCCCGAGTGAAATAAATGTGTTCCATTCTTCACCAAGAGATGTGCAATCCCCTGCCTCTATGGCCATATTCAAAGCCCACCCAAAAGCCTTTGCAACCTCATTCAATGTCAGAGAAGCACCGCTAACAGTCAAGCCGGTTTCTCCGGATGTCAAGAGTTTCACTTTCCCCTCAAAATAATTAACACCATTATCAAAATAGGATTTATCCAATGCACCGGTAGAAATTACAACAGCTGTGTTGATATCCCAAATTCTCAAGCCAGCATCATCTATCTGATAAATCATAGTAGATCCATCTTCAGTTGTCGCCTCTGTTGTAAATGGTGTTGAATCCATGATTGCAAATACAGATCCGACTTTGCCCGTTTTAATACTCATACATATACCCCTCTCTACTCAATTCTACGTGTAGCTGAGCGCACCCGACCCTTGTATAGTAATACTCAAAGTATCAACTGCACCAACAGCCTTAGTAATATTGAAAGCCGTTATGATTCCTGCACCTGAGTAAAATTTTGTTGCATCTTCATAAACTCTGACATCTGCCAGAGCACCATCACCAGCAATGAATTCTTGCTGTAGTGCTGCCTGTGCAGTGTCGTCTGGATCGTATTTCATAGATCCGCTTACATTCCAACTTTTACCAAGGGAAATTGCCTCATTCCATGTGTCGCCTATTGACGTTGTGTCTCCTGATTCAATTGTAATATTTAGAGACATATTATCAAGTGACCCAAGTTCATTACTATCAATAACCATCTTGCCGACTTTAAAAGTTTTAATAGCCATGTGTTACTCCTTATCTTTTTTAAGCTCCGCCATTGGCATGAGCATATATATACTGGCAATCAAAGCTTTGTTTAAATACGCTGTAATTGCCGAAATATCCCTGATCTGTTTCAACCGTTGTTGGTGCAGCTGGTTCAATTAACAAAGCTAACAACCCGGCATCCCCCACAATAGCCTTTTCTACATCCTGCATTAAATTGGTCCTTGCTAATATCGTATCACCTTCTCTGTCAAATATAATTGATGTTATAGAAACAGTAAATAAACTTGACATATCGTCACCTGTGTCTGAAAATATTGTCAATGCTTCTTTGGTTTCTGTCTCATCTAATATAAAACAAGCCGGAAATTTATCATTGTCTAATTCTTCTGGATGATCGATTTTTAATTTATCAGAAACAAATGCAACATTAGTCAAAAACCCGTTTACAATTGTGATATCTTCTAGTATTGATTTTATTTCATGGATAATATCATACCTTATACTTGTTGCCATTATCTGACCACCTGTGAAAATTTTCTCTCTATATCATCAGCTATTGCACCGGTTAATTTTCCTATATTTTTATCTATCGGTGGGTTGATAAAATCTCTCCCCTTTCTGAACCAATACGCACCATATCCAAAACCTTTAGGGCTTAGAACATCCGTACCAAAAAGCATATGTATATCTTTATCTTTTTTCAGAATAGTTTTCATACTTCTTTTTAATTCCCCGGTTTGTTCATTTAATACCTGACCTGACAATGAACCTATTCTTGAATCCGATATCATAATTGGACCGAACCGTTTATAAACTTTCTCAGTTATTGCTGGGAAAGCCCGGCTCCATCTTTCAATATTTTTCTTGAATTGATTCATGTCCTGTGCCATTAGAATATCACCTTTTTCTTATAAGGATTTAACATCTCTTTAATTTCTACTGGTATATTCTTTTCATAAGTTATTCTATTTGTTTCTGATCCTGTTGAGGTAACACCAAATCTATGAGCACTGTACTCTTTACCCCAAAAATCAACCAACATTGTTACAGCATTTACAAGGTCTTCAGGGATAGATCCGATTGCATAGCCGGCAATATATACAACTTTGATTGTTTGTCTCCCCCTCTCCCATACAACACCATCACCTATCAATTTTCTATTCTCTGCATATGTAAAATAATCGGTTGAAGCTACAAGAGTATCCACACCAAAAACTCTAGTAGAATCTTGGTGTATTGTTGTAATAGAACTGATAGGATAATTTTTCAGAAATAAAGTTACTGAACCATCACCATCGTATATCTCTGTAAATGTTTGCTGTGCTAATATTCTAGACGTATGATTGTTAGCCCATACAGAAGCTTTAGTAATAAGAGTTTGTGTGTTTGTATCATCAGCACTTGCGGCCCCGGTTAATAATTTAACCGCTGCAACTGTGGTAAGATCTAAAACATCAATAGCCATACTACCCCACCTGTAATTCTATTTTATTTTTAACAACGGGAACCTTTGGATTTTTGCTAATAAGCATTTTTAATTCTTCCCTGGTTTCATCATCCATATTATCAAGTACTGATTTGATTATTTCCGCTTTGCTTGGCTCTCTGGTCTTTTCCATAACATCCCCTTATAAATAAACCCCTCCGAAGAGGGGAATAAACTTTATTTATTAATATAAGCAAAGAGCAAGTAATTCTGAAAGCTGGCTGCAGTAGCATTTGCATTTGAAACATAAAGAGGATCACCTACAAATGGAGCCTGCGCTAAAATAGTATCATCATGATGTGTAACTACAGACGCAGTCAAACCGATTACGAAGTTTGCACCATCAGCAATAATACCAAAGATTCTTATTTTCGCAAGAATCGGAATTATAACAGCAATGTTATTTGTTAGGGTGATAGTTTTTGTGCTTAAACTTGCTACAGTGTTAAATTCCCATCCACCGCCAGTAACCTGATAAGCTATAATGTCACCCGACGCTACAGCGTCACCAGCAGGTGATACAGGTGTATCTGTACATATTACATCTTTCTGGCTAGCAGCAGCAGCAGCGGACGCAGTTGTTCTTGAACCGGATAATATGCCACTATGCATGATCACTAAGTTGTGTGCAGTTGAACCACAAAGGTAATCCACACCAACAAGGGCCAATCTCTTTCCATTCTGTCCGGCAACACTTTCGTCAATTGCTGTTCCGGAACTTTCTGTATGGTAATCTTTTGTAAGGTAACTTGAAATAAAAGCATTTATACTCATAATCTTTTCCTTTGGTCAATATTTCAGACCGACCCGGTAGGGGCATTGTTAAATGTGATAGCCCCCCTATACAGGAGGGCTTTTAAAATCAGCTTGCGGCTGTTTTCATTACTGCAAATGCATCAGGTATACCAGTGACAAAGGCCTGTCGTGTTCTTGCTCTCAAGAACAGTCTATCATAAACCATTGTATCAGCAGTCTGGTCGAAGATTCTAAACTCCATACCTACACGATTACCATGTAAGATGTGTTTAGGATTACCGAAAGCAACAAAAGCAGTAGACACAGCGGAGTCAGTTGCATCTGGCATTGCATCACTTAAGATGTATTCATAACCGGCAAGAGTCCCTGGAGTTGTTCCAGCAGGTTTTTCCCAGATATAATCACCATCATCATTTTTCAGTTTTTTGAATATATCAAGTATGGTTGTATGAAGAATAAACTTTGCACCGTTTCTCTTTGCCTGGGTTGTAAGTTTTGCAACAAGATCATGTAAGTCGTCAAATGTTACAGATGCAAAAGAAGTTTTACCGGCTCCAAGATTCAAGATATTTGCACCAGTATTCTGTAGTACTCCAATAAACGGAGCAGTTGCAGAATTAAGACACTGTTTATCAAATTCAGTCTGCCATGATTCTCTGAGAAGTTCCTGAAAATAGGCACCCTGATCCATCATGTTGTCCTCGCCCCATTCCTCAGTAAAAGCAATCCAAGCTGCTGCTGTTTCACATTCCAGATCAACATCATCAAAAGTTGGGTTTGTTTCGGTTTTTGCTGTAACCTCATTTGTTACCCATGTCCAGGTTGCACCAACAAGTTTTCGAGGAAATGTTATTTTCCTTACACTCATAGGGATATTCCTAACTAAGCCCATCATTGAAGATGGATCGTCGGGAATTCTTAATATCTCCCTTGCAATTTCATCCGGTATCAAAATAGAACCTGTTACAGCATCACCTCTTAAAGGTGTACCAAGATCAGGGGCTGCGTTGATATTCCATGTTCCAGCCTTCCAGTCATCTTTACTGGCTACGTTTGTTTGTATTGATCCACCCATTTCCTTGATAACATCATATTTTTTATTCCGTATAGCATGGATAATCTTTCCAAGGTTATACAGTTTTTCATCTGCACTTTTTACAGCATAATTATGGTTTTTCAATTCTTTAAGTGCTGCCAGTTCTACAGTGTTAACAGATAGGGCAGATTTCAATTCTGCATTTTCTACTTTCATCAGTTCAAAATCACCTACTCTCATAGACTCTTTATTGATTGCATTGATTGTTTCGGCAATCTTATTTAACTGGATATTCAGATCCATATCTGATTTAATATCCATTTTTTCTAACATTTCAATTGTGATAGGTTCCATTATTTACTCCTCATCTTTTTTGAAAATACTTAGAGTACTTTCTTTTTTATCGAAAAGACTTGTTCCAATGGTCTCTTGGGTCTCTTCTGGTTTCTCTCTGTCCACAAATAACTGTTCCATATAATCATCTTCCCTGGTATCGGTAAGATTATGTTTAACCGCACTTACTAAAGCCGGTAAATTAACAATACTAAATTCAAACAATTCTTGTTCCCTGCTTATTACAACAGGTAGTTTATTATCCTTTTCTTCAACCTCTACTCTTGTAGTCATAAACCCAACTGAACCACTTGTCAAGATACCGGATTCTACTTTCTGCCCAATGCTCCATGCGAATTCATCAACTTCTTTTTCAGCGAACACTGGTTTTCCAACTAAGCTTTTGCCGTCAATCCTAACATTATTCATGTTACCAATTGCCGGGATTCTATCGTCATGATTCCACAACAACACAGGGTTAGCTTTGTAATTATCAAGCACCCAACCAGACGGGTCCACTTTCATCCCCAGTCTGTTAAGATCTCCGTTTGACATTACAAATTCACCATTCTTAATATTGTTTACAGTGTCATATATAACAATTGTTTTCTCAACTACTCCATCAGTTCCAGAGTTTTCAATAAACCATTTATTTAATTCAAGCTTACTCATAACAACATTTTCATTTTCTATTTTGCATTTTATAAGATCCATATCAACTCCCTTCTTTTTCTTTTTTGGGTACTACCTCTGATTCTTTTTTGGTTGCTTTTTCTAACCAACACCTACAATTATAACCGCCCGGTCCCTGAAGACCATTGTCAAATGTTTCGCCAACTTTCGCAAATACTCCTGTTGCTGAATCCAAATGCTCATCACGGACTAAATCATCGCCCATGTTGACCCACCGTTTAAACTCAATTCCTAATTCAATCATCGCCTCTTCAGCACCCTCGGATAATGCCCCGGCTGTTTCTGTTTTTGCAATTAAGGCGGCTCGGCTCTCTGTTATTCCATCCCATTTATTTAGGATATCTGCTGTTAGATCTGCTATTGTAATGTCACCCTTGCTTTTAATAAAATTTACCATACTATTCATTACAAAATCAGGAGATTCTTTTAACAACAACCCTCTTCTTTTTATAAAATTTGCAGCCCTCTTGATTGACAAATCATATAATCTACCACCGTATACATGCTTTGCACCGTTTGTCCAAACTTTTTTCAATGATGGGATCATATGGATTACAAATTTCCCCCCAAGTTTAAGACCTACAAAATATTTAATCAACGCCTCTGAACTCTTTGATTTATTTATGGTTGCTTCCACCTGAGGACTAAGATCATCATAAAACTCTTTTACTGCACTTTCAATTATAGCCTCGTTCTTTTCTATAATCGCTATATCTGCGCTTGGAATAGTTTTATTAACAATTACCTTTTTGAATATCTGTAATCCTGACTCATCAACAGGTTTGTCAAGCTGGATCCATAGAGATTTATCAAGATTCAATGCTGTGAATATTTTAGTCCGCATATCGTTTACAATTATTTCAATTTCCCGGTCTGCCACTTCATGCAATCTTTCTGTTGCAATTTTATATTTGTCTCGAGTTGCGTTTATATCTCTTGATTTGATAGATTCAATCACAAAACTCTGTACGTAATTACTCAGTCTTGAAATTGTATACTCATCTCCGCACACACCATCTGTGATAAATTCCCTATCTCTATTTTTTATATTCATAATATCTTGAATATTATGTAATACAATTCCTCTGACACTATTCATCAATAGACTTAATTTATTAACAAGTAAATCTTTCTGCTGTTCCCAGAATAATGGATTGATTTCCCCATTCCTATGAAGTTGGGTTAATACTATTGACCGCTGATCGTATAACCATGTCTTTAATACTGTATATAAATTCTGTGATAAGTATCCGTTATCTCTCTTCACTTTCCAGATATGCTGCTTTATGAATAATTCAGGCCAACGCTCTTCCGGCTTTGGTTTATCGAATATTGTCAGGCTGTTATTTAACTGTTCTATTATAGGAACATTATTCTTGACTGCTGCCGATGGGATCAATGGGTCCGTAACATCAACAAAGACAAGATTCTTCCACCATGTATCACCCCAGGAAACTTTGTCCATTCCTATTTGTTCCCTGGCTTCATTCTGTGTGATTATCCCGGCCTTGACATCTTCTCTCATTCTTTTTGAAAGTAATTCTAAATCGCCTTGCAGCTCTGCAATCTCTGAAGTGTCAAATCTAATATGTAAATTAGGTGCAAATCGTTTACTAAATTCAGTCTCTAATTTAGACTCGAAGAATTTTAACATAGGTATTAGTGTTTGATTCCAAAAGAATTCCATTTGTTCTGAAGTATCACTCCCAGACAAAGGTGTTGACTCATCAGTATACCCTGCGACTATTGCCGGTACACCATACCTTCCAAGTATTACGCTTCTATTCCATTGTTTAGATTTGAAGTATTCCATGTCTGCAGATGTAAGGGCTAATTGTGTGTAACTCGTTCCCTCTCCCAGTACCGCAGTTTTACCACTCTTGCTTGATCCACCGTGTGCCTTATCCCACATATCCCGTATTTCTTGAGCCTGTTCCTGTGTTATGCTTTCTTCAGTTGTTAACAATCCAGCCGGGACGCCTCTGTTTTTCATAAGAGAATTATTAGATTGATTTATTAGCATGTCAGATCTTAGTTCTGGTTCCATTGCAATAAGAGGATTCACACCACGCCATGGGGTAATTGGATTCCACTGCTGAAAGTGTATTATCTCATTGGGAGAAAAAGGGATTTTCACACTATCCTTTTGGAATTCCCATAATACAATTTCTGTTCCCTCTTTATTTAATGTATGATGCATAAATTGCGGATCTACTACAGTTATTTCAATCGGTACACCTGTGATAGTTCCCGGAGTCCTCCCTGATAATACCCAAATGGTCTCCCCTCTCATCAATACCCAAGACACAGTTGCTTCAATCAGTTGTGTTGTACTCATCATTGCATTAACATTTTTAAATAGGCTGACCGCCGGCCCCGATTCAACCACTATATCTGAATCATTAACAATCGTCAGTTTTGCCCTTACAATATTTGTAGCTATTTTATTTATGGCTATATTAACATAAGCATTTGCATTGTAGATATTATTAAGATTGAAGGTCTGACCATCTTCCCAGTTTGCTATTCCTAACCATCTGGTAAATGACCCACTAAAACTATTTTTAATTATCTTAAACTTTGATTTTAATTTTTCAAACATAAATTTGCGCCCCTCGATTACCTGTTTTCTCTACAAGCCCGGTTATTGTGTCCGGTGCATCATCGTGCTTATTCTTGCCCTCTTTCTGGTAGTTTGTCAATGCATCGTAAAACTTAGGCCATTTGTCTTTCCACCCTTCCGGCATTAAAACATATTTTTGTACTGTACTTGATTGTGTTAGAATTCTTGCGTTTTTGTTTTTGCTTTGATGGAACCATTTGACATATGACCGTTTACCCTGGTCTCTGATTATTCTGATAATATTTCTTGCAAATGCTCTACCACCGTTATTAGATTCTACAACATCAAGTGTCGTATCGTTTTTTATTAACATGTCTGACACACTCAATTCAGTCAACTCCTGGGCGTCTTGTGTGTAAACTACATCAACAACATACCAGTATATGTCGTGTGTTTTTGCAACGATAGAACAAAGGTAATCATCCCCCTCATCCGCTGTATCTGTATAACTCACACAACCGGTCGTTTCTTCTGGCAGTTTTAAATATGTATTAAATCCTGAGTAAAGTCTACCCTTAATGTCAAGCCGCTGCATAAGGTAGTTTGCTGCCAGTATATGAGGATCTGCAAGCTCTTTTATATCATCATATGCTTTCTGGTCAAGTATCGTGGCACACAACATTTTCCCATCACCATCAATAACCGGCATAGACAATCTGTACCATTTTTCTGGTTGTATTTCTAATACCATTCCAGACGGGTCTTTCTTGGCCCAGGGAGTATTGCAAATAATATCTAATACATTAAGTTCACTCCGTCTTGATATCCATGTGCCAGTAAACCATGTCCATAATTTTTCTAATGCTGTTTCATTGTATGCAACCTCAGCAGATTTAACAGGATCGTCTACAATTCTTATTGACGCACCTTTACCGGTTTGAGTTCCATTTACACCGGATCCTTTATAATTAAAAAATTGACCCTCTAAAGCCCATTGTTTGTAGGACGCATCACCATGTTTGATTCTTACATTAGGGAATATGTCACTGTAAACTATCTCACCATTGTTACTGACTCCCTGTATAATGTCCCTGGTGTACCTTGAAAAATCATGTGCTAAATCATCATTGTATGATGCTGTCATGATTCTCTCTTTTTGATTCTTACCCAACACCCATGCTGTAAAGTTTGTCAGTGTCCTTGATTTACCGTGTTGTGGAGGCATTTCAATTATTAGTTTTTCATAAAATGCCCCATCAGGCTTTAATAGTTTACGCTCGTAGAACAGCTGCAGAGTCTCACATAATTCTTTTAAGTGTTTTTTCTCTTCAGTGTAGTATTCTGGTGATAGGGTTTGGCAGAATTCCCAGAATTTCCTACGGGATTTTTCTGATCTTACAGATTTATACTGTATTATGTTTGTTGTGGATCGCTTCAATTTGATCTAATTCCTCATCACTGTACTGTGATAAATCAGGTTCTTTTACTCCATGGTTTAAATCAATCTCTTGCTTATCTTTCCACCCGAAATTCTTTAATGCGAATATTGCCCCGGCTGGTGTTGATGTGAACAGTTTTTTTTCTGCAAAGTTTTCTATCCTTAGCCTGGCTCTTTTAATGGTGTAAGAGTACTCACCATGTTTTTCATAATCATAAATGCTTTGCCTTGATTCAAATCCTAAGAATAATGCAAGGCCTGTGATTGTAAATGGGCTTCCATCTACCTCTTCAGTTACGAAATAAGCGTCAATTTTCTCTTGTATCTCTTCAGATGTTTTATATTTTGGAGGTTGTCCACCTGCATGTTTTTCACCACTCATAACTATATTATATCTTTTATTACTATAAATGTCTATTTGTTGTTTTGCCCCTGGAGAATTTCCTCGTTTTTTGCTTTCATCACCATACTAATATAAGCACTCATCTTCAATCCCAATTTGTCAGCAGCGACCTTGATATCGGCCTTAAAATCTTTGTCTAACCTAAACATGATATAATCTTCTTTAGCCATTATTTTTTATCCCCTTTAAATAATCAATTTACCGACCAGCACCAAGTTGATGCTGGCTATAAGTTGGTTATTTATGCTACAACTCTATAAACATGCTTATTCTGATCAGGAGTACCTACCCATTCAGAAACCCATTCTGCAAAATACTCTCCGTATGTCATATGGTCATTCCATAAGTTTGAAAAATCAGTATTTCTATTAAAGTTTTCAGTCTCTTTGACATAAAAAGTGTAATTGGGTTCATTACTGTATCTTGACCACATATCAAGTTTTAAACCTTTTTTAGTTGTTGTTATTGTGTATCCTGCTCTTTCTTTGTTATCTTCGTATAATTTTGTCATAATAAACTCCTTGTTTATTTCTTAATCTTATATAGAGTATACTAAATTGTAATAACAATGTCAAACAAATATTTAGAAATAATAGGGGTTTTTGGTGTTTTTTTGAAAATTTTTATAATAACCACTGGACAGATATTAGGTAAAATGTCTAATACAAACAAAAACCCGACTGATCAAGCCGGGTTAGATTTTTTTGTGAAATATCTATTATGTAAAGATTCCCTGTTTATAGTGACTTGCAAAATGCAAGTATCCTCCTCTCGATCTTTCGATATTTGTAACTATCAGGATTTTATTATCTGACTCTATAATATTTTCCATCTCAAGGCCGATGTCTGCCGATACCCCAACGGTTGTATATATTATAACTACCTGTTTACTAAGGCAAACCGAAAGAACGGCTACACCTCCAAAATCCGGCGCCGTAACAGCCTGAATTTCTACCACTGGAAAAGTAAGAATAGTTTCTTGAGAGTTAGTGAACCCGTCAAGGTTCTCTGCTGTTACAGTCATCGAAACTGACAAAAATAAAACCAACAGCATTATTAAACCAACTTTCTTCATAATGAAGCTCCTTGTAAAAGATTTGATTTATTTAAATATACCATAAACTATAATAATTGTCACCTGTTAACCCGGTGACCCGGTCTTATGATTGAACCTACGAAATTCATCACATTAGAAACTATGGTCATTACTCCTTTTTTAGAAAACTAAATCATTTTAATTACCAGCCCATACGGGCAAGGTTTAAATACTATTTTTCTTCTCCATCTTCCTCAAATAGTCCCAACTGCCCTGCTGCATCGTCAATATCTTTCTGGAGCAAACTTAGAGTTACAGCTGCAGTCTTATTCTGAGTCATTGCCAGGATTGCAGTTTTTTCGACCAATGGGACATCCAAAGTTAAGCGGATACTCCCTCCCTTTGCCGCCATTGTTGCAACCTTAATTACTTCTGCTTTGAAAAAAATCTCTGTAAACATATTGCCACCTCCGTAATATTTATAATCCCATACGGGTATTATTTTACTTATTATTTACTTCCTCCATTATTCACCATCCTTAATTGCATCTTCTGCCCATGTTATACAATTATTTAATTTCACATGATCCGACTCTTTTGTATGACTCCAATCTATCTGGATAATTTTAGTCAAAGCATTCCGGTATTCCTTATTTTGAGCTTCTAACTCCTTAATGTCTTTTTCTAATTTATCTTGCCAACTCATTATTCACCTTCCTTGAGGGCTTCTGTCGCAACTTGATACATAGACTCAGCAGGCATACAACCATCAATGTATTTTCGTTTTATCAATTCTATAGCATCCCTATACTTCTTGTTTTCAATAACAGATTTATCAGCAACTTGGGCCAATAACTCTAATCGTTCATTCTCATTTTTCAACTTCTCAAACTCTGCCCTTATCTTATCATCTACCGGGAGAGATTCTTTACGCCATTTTTCTGCACATTCTAATCCACCGTAAGCATTATGTATTCTATCAAATGGTTTACATTCAGAATTAAACTTACAGCCTTTGCATGACTCTGCCCTTATCTTATCATCACTCATACTTCCTCCAGTCTATTTACCAAAATTATCCTCTACATCATCCATTGATTGATCATCAAACCCTTGAACTTTTAATTCTTCTCCCCTGCCTGACCAATTGCCTATGTAAGCATAACATATAGGGTCATTACATCCCCAAATAACATAACCTTTTCTGCAATTTCCCCCATCAGGAGTAAACAAACATTTCCAGCATCTGTCCCCTTCATCTTGATCACTCATGCTTACTCTATTGGTCTGTAATCTGCATCAGGTGCTGGCTGTGCTGTTTGTACTATGACACATTCTAATTCATAACTATAATTTGATCCGTTTAGATTTTCTTTTAGAATTTCAACATGTTTTAATAATCTACATGTTACTCTTGTTTCTCTTTTTGATTCTGGGTAGGTTTTAAACCAATATATATACCAAACATAAGCATCATCGGGAAACGGTTTACCCATGATTCGTTCATAGTCTGCTGGAGTGTAATATAATTGGATTACTTTTTTACCTTTGCATTTTGGACATTTAACAAAACACTGATCATTATCTTGTAAATCACGATCAACTTTGTCACCCATACCCCCACACTCAGGACAAACCTTTTCTATTGGCATCAAATCGGTTGGTTTTGAAAGATCTCTTAAACCATTGATCATTCTTTCATTCATCATTCACCACCTTTTTTCTTAGATTCTTTATCTTACCCCACAACAGCCCTTTCAAGCCGTTCGTATGTGCCAAATATTCGTGAAATTTCCGGATCTCTTCTGCAGAAGGTTCTTCCTTCTCCCTCTGTTTTTTCCTTTCTGATATTTCAAAAGGATGCATTTTACCTTCACCCATTTTGTACATTCTAACTGCACCATATTTTCGTATTTTGTCACATTTGGGACATGTAACTAAATCCTGGTCATATTCGTATTTACAAAATTCACAAACTGACATACCACCGTATCCCTTCACTTTTATTGTGATTTTATGTTTATACATTAATTCAAGGAGAATCTTTAAATTAGGCGGCCTTCCCATGTCATAATTTTCTACGATAATTTTCACTAATTTTATTTCATCCTGACTATGCAAACCGGTTAATTGATCTTCAATTGCTTTTCTCATTCCAGCTTTATATTTACCAAAAGTTTCCTCTATTGCTTCGATAAAATCTTCAATCATTAGGCCTCCGTTAGAAATCCATTGTATTCTATTAAAAATTGATATGATTGATCCCATAAAAAGAATGCAAGTAATGCAATATCATATCCCAGATAACAACCTTCATTCTCAATATATATAGTCATTTAATTACCCCATATTTTTTTTCTATATTCTTCTTGACGCTTTATTTGTTCAGCTGTTTTAAAATCCTCTCCAGGTTGATTCAAGTATTTTTCAAAATTAGAAGGTCTAAAAAATGTTTCAATTGTAATGTATTTTTCCATTTCTTCATTATCTTTCCATTCATCATATTTTGTAGAAATTACTTTAAAACAATCATCCTTTGTAAATTCATCCGATAGTCTAGCATGAATAGGCTTTCTTGCTGCATTCATGTGTTTTCTTTTTTGACCAGTTATCTTATTAAAATAATCTATGATTGTATCTGTAAGGGAGAAATCTACTTTCTTCTCTTCTTTATCATTCTTATTATCACTTTCATTATCATTATCGGCTTTTTTGGGTTCCTTTGGGTTCCCAGATAACCCACTGGGTTCTTTGGCTTTCTCAGGTCTACCACCTTTTAGACCGTTAAGTCTATTACGTTCGCATATGGCATTATATTTATCTTGATTTCTATCTAACTGTTGTTTCACAAATATAAAAGCCATTTCAGCAGATCCTGATAATTCCTGTTCTACACCACCATTTTGATATTCAAATATGGCTTTAAACAATTTACCTGCATCCTCATTTGATAGACTTTTTACTGGTTTACTAAGATCGGTATATAATACAAAGGATTTCTTTTCACCACTCATTTATAATTTACCTTTGTGCATCATTTCCAGTGTCCATTTATAACGTTTCAATTCCTGTTGATCTTCATATGACAACCCTTTGCGCTCTTGTTTTGTAAGGAAAATTTCATAATATAGAGACTTTCTAACTGGTAATTTTGGCATTGGATAAATAAAGTTACTCATTGCAGAATACATCATTATGTTTAATAGCATTGGAGAAACACGTTTTCGTGTAATTATTTCACATTGAGTAACTGGATCAATCTCTCTCATAATCACCTCAAACAAAAAAGGCACTCTGTCAGGGGCTGACGTTGAACCTTTCGATTCCCCCCGACAAAATGCCTTTACTATTTCCAATATCTTAACGTCAGTAAAGATACCCTATAAAACATACTATCCCATAACCCCGATTTAATCAAGAGAATTACTCCCCTCTGACCCCAATTCAAAAGGTTTTACAGGATTTTCCTCTCTGTACCTCATCCCTTTTTGAAAGAATTTGAACGCCATTTTTGAAAATGCAGAGTCTAACCCTTCGCAATCTGGATAGAGTTTCAGGCAAATTGTCATATCATCCATTTAATCACCATCCTCTTTTGTTTCTTTCCAGTTTGGCTCGCCTAAATCAAAAGGACATAACACCGGGTTAGCCTCAAAATATTCTATTCCGTTTTTTATTTCCACTATACAGGGGTTCCCTGGGTATAGTTTAGGTGAGCATTTATCACACTCCCATTTTTTATTATCATCCATAAAACGGCCTCAGGAACAATCCAATATCAGTATAATAAGCCCGTAAATGTGAAATTTTATTGCAATATTCTTCAAACCAACTCAAAGGCAATGCAACATGGATCCGGTTCTGAGTAAAGAAAACTTTCCTTTTTGCGATTTCTTCAAACCCGTATTTGTCTGGGATAACATAACCATTTGAATAAAATAGTATATCCCCTCTGGAGTATATTTTAATCTTGCTGCCCCTTTCCAGACCCGTTTCAAACCCTGCAGCTTTGAATGTTGCAAAGGTCCTGGGTGGTGATGATTTTGATATGTTCTGTATTATTAGCATTTGTAAAACTCCTTAATTTTTGGGAACATTGTTCTGAGTTCCGTCCGTGCTGTTCTGATCGATTTAGCCAGATCCGTTAAACGGTACAGCGGATCATACTGTTTAACAATTATATCATCTAACAATTGTAAAAGGTCACCCCTTTGCTGTTCAACTTTTCTGACCTCTTCTATGCGTACACTTGACCCTGATCTATAACAGGTTAATAAAGGTTTTATCCCAAACTTCTCAATTATATTACTCATTAGATTGCTCCTTCAAATCTTCTGGTATTTCATAATCAAGATCTAAAAAAATAGCTCTCAATAATGCTTTCCCCTCATTTTTCTGAATATTTAACATTACCCCATCGTTGCAATTCCCGGGATGAGTTGCCACAAGATTAAAACGGTGATTGATTACCTCTGACCCGTACTTCTGCAACCTCCATTTGTGTTTTGCAATCCTGTGCGAAATATTGAAGGGTTCCCCTGGAGTAATCCTCTTCCCACAATGTCCACAAATACCAGATTGTTCAAAAAGGATAGACCTCTTTTTCAGTTCCATCTCATAGGCTTCAATTTCGGTCATTGTTTTATATATCCTTTTTTTATTGTAGCTACAGAAACTTGGAGAGGTGATATGATTTTATCTGTCATTGGTGATAAATGCTTAACCATGAGCTCTGCAAGATCCGGACCACCACACACAAAAGTAAAAGGCAAATCAAAACAATGCCAGAAACCTTCTTTTATATTGTTTGCTTCGCTTTGATGGTACTGATTAAGGACAGTTTTTAACTCTTCAGGAAATTCTATTCCCATTCTTTTTTCCATCTGCTCAAGATATAAATTACCTAACATCATTTAATACCACCTCTTTTTTTAGTACTTCTTCTTGCCTTCTTTCTGTAACTGTTCTTATTCTTCCGAATTCTTCAATTTCTTTAACCATCCATTCATAACCATAGAAGCCTTTGGACTCTTTTTTATATTTAGGTTTCTCTTTTCCGGTTATTTCTGTTGCTTTGATATTGACTGACCATCCATCCCCAAAATCATATCTATAACCATGTTTCATTGATAATACTTTTTTAGGGATAGGGCTATCAACAGGATAAGATTTTACAATGCAATTCAAATGCCCTTCACCTGTGAATTTCCCATTCCAAGAGCCCACATTAGGCATAGTAAGAATGTAAACTATATGCTTCATTTTAACCCCCCTTTTTTAAACAATTTCATGATTTATTCCCTTCAATATTTCTTCAAACTTTTTGGAATTAATCCCTACCTGTTGCATTTCAGATATCAAGTTATCAATTGTTCTCATCCTCTGTTTTTTTGAGTAATTTGACCAACTCTTCAGCTTCCCCAACACCATTTTTTTCATTTGTGGATCCCGTCTAAGTTCTTCAGGGATATCCTCTTTTTCCTTTGCATGTTTTATAACTGGTTTACCCTCGATTATTTCAACATAAATATAAGATTGAAAACCTGCACCCAGATCCCTTTTAATCTTCTCCCGGAAGTCGTAAAAGCTCGCCCTGTCTTCACTGTGTTGCCCTGAGTTGTAGTAAACCATCAAAAGGCTATGGAATAACGAATTCTGCGCAAGAGTCCCGTCCTGCAAAGATTCAAGTTGATATTTATGGCCAAGTGAGGGAGTCTCACCCTCGAATTGAAAATGGAAAATTCCTTTTGTTTCTGATATACAGATTCCTTTCATTTCAGTACCTTGATCAATTTATTCCACTCTCTTTTATGGTCATACCAGTATTTATATAATGCAGATGTGAATAGTTTTTCAGCTTGTAACATCTCAGCAGGCTTACAAATTCTTAATTTATAATCCCCTGTTTTAGTAAGATATAAATCACCTGATTGTATTTCATCATCCAGATAGCCAAATAATTGCATTGGATGCCATTTTGCAAAATAGCCTGTTTTAATATCAAGGTTTGTTCTTTCCCCATCAATTATAATCTTTCTATCTTTACGGCCTGCCCATAACATATTATCGATTTGTTTACATACTAATTGTTCTGATTCGATTACTTCAATTTCATGATCAGCTATAAACATTTCATACGCACATACGAAAGCAACCCATTCGCTGGGAATAATACTATAATCTGTAATACCATCGTCAATCATTTCAGTTATTGCATGGATAAAAGTTCCTCTGTCCATATATTCCTGAGCTATAAACTCAGTATCAATAAAACCTGAATGATCCATAATTTCATGAACTCCGGGTATCTTAACACCATCAAAAAAATATTCATGTGTTTCATCTACATAAAAAAGTTTAGATATCTCCATTGATTATTTTCTCCAGGAATACAATATCATAATTCTTTAATCCTGCTATCATAGCTTTCTTTTTTGGTTCAGGATAATCACTCTTTTCAAGTGCTAACTTTGCAGCTTTTCTTGATCCTTCCAAATCATTCCCCTCTTTTTTAGATGATTGGTCAGAATCGTTTATATCTTCAAAGGGGATCATGAACATCTCAGCAAGCGCATATTTATAAGTATTACTCATTGCTTTACCTGTTGTTTTATCTGAAGCGTCCGCACCCTCTCCAGCCATAGACATTACAACTGAAGAACCGTCTATAAGAGAAAGAAAAGTGAATTCAACTACATAATAAACTTTGAAAGCAACCTTTTTATCATTGCCCTTTTCTGTATAAATAGTTTCAAAATGTTGATTGATAATTTTAGGCAGAATCAAAACCTGGTTATTAGCTAAAATACCGGATAAATTATTATAGATATCATCTATTCCTCTAAAATTATACTTTTGAAAATCGTTTCTCTGCCCCTTTTCAATTACTGGAATTGCTTTCTGTATATCAGATAGCTGTTTGTAAATAGATTTTCCTTCCATTAAATGTACTCCTTTTCACCAAATTTCATGATAAATTTTCCAATAAATACCAGCAGTCTATTCCCTTTCAGCTGCCCCTTGTTTCTTATCTTTGTACTCTTATTCCACAAAGCACTTTTACTGGGCCATCTGCCTATACTTTTACGCTTCATTTTCCACCGCCTTTCCTATCTCCTGATTCAATTTGTATGCTGAGGATATACCTGTATGACCTTCTACTTCACATTCCTTGACATATTCAAGTTCCCAGTTACCCTCTCCGCAATGTTCATTATAACCATCATGTTTCCAGTCGGATGTTATACCCATATCATGATTTACAAATCTCTCATGTGAACAGCAATGCTGTGCCAAACAATAACCATCTTCACATAATGCCATAGGTACAACCCACCCGGGTGAATTACTGTTTATAAAAATGTAAATCTTTTTTTTATCTGCCATTTCTTACCACCTTTCTCTATATTTACTTAATGTTTTATCCTAGTGACTTTTTGCTCTTTGCAATGTTCACATTTACATAATATCCAACGCCATTTATCCGCGGCTCCCATCATATGGTCATTGTCAGAGGCCGGTTTTTTAGTTCTTTCGACAAATTCAGAAAAGCATTTAAATGCCTCTTCTTCAGATCCAAATACTGTAAGTGATTTATGGTTAAACCATTCACACATCCATGTATCAGGTTCCTTTTTTGTAGTTACACATTCAAAATTAGACATAGAAGGATTCTTTTCCATTCTGGTAGTTTTTTGTTCTGCAATAACTTTTTCTATTTCTTCAAGTGTCATTTCTTCAGCTGTCATTAAAGAAAACCCTGTACCGTTTTTATAATCAATGTCGTCTTGATCCCATTTAAATTCAAAACTCATTATCGGATATTTTATCATTCCAACCACCTGGGGAGATGCAATATCCCCCCTCTAGTCCCGGATTCTTTCGGGGCTTTTTTTAGTTACATTCACATAGACCACCATTATACGCATATGGACCATCTTCACCTCTTGGATCTTCAATGTTGTAGTGTTCTCCTGCTATGCCATGCCATTCATCCGAACCATTACCGCAACAATCGCAGACCTGAACATCATTATCATCTGAATCAATGTAATTAAAGGCATGGTTAAAAAAGTCCTCTGCTCCTAATTCATCAAGTAGATTTGATAATTCTTCAGATAATTGTTGTGTGTTCAAATACCCTGTGTTACCACATCTTGTACAAGTCATTTATTCCCCTTTTTTATGTTTTAAACGGTTTTACTTTCTTGTAATCATCACAGACCAGATCTGGATTATTCAACTTTGTGAATAATCCATCTTCCTTGAGACATCTTGCTGCAGTCTCATCCAACGGCTGGCAGTGCTTACAATCTTTACAGTACTTTTTAGCTTTTGGCATTCTTTCCACCTTGTTTATTTATTTTTCCGGACAACTGCCCGTAATTTTAGATATTGTTCTGTTGACATAATCACCACCTATGAAATTTTATAATTGGAGGTACGGGGAATCGAACCCCGGTCCCGGAAGATCCTTTTAAGGTTTTTATCCCGGTCGACACCATTTTTACCCCCGAAGGAAGTTTACTTTAAAAAATTGGGCTTATATTTATCAAAGAATTTCTTATTCCTTAAAAGAGATTTCTCTCTATTCGTGAGCCCTTTCCTTTCTGCTTTTGATAAATGTTGTTTATAGCTTACTCCAGTACTGTTATTTTCTCTCATAGCCTTTTCTCCTTAAAATTTTAATCAATCAAACAGCTACCCGGTGGATAGCCGTTAAAGTGGTTATTTATCATTAGCCTTTCTTACTTCATAGCTTACATATTCACCCGGTTTCCTTTTATTCCTCGCTTCTATTGCCAGTTCTTCTGTGTCATGTGTTGACACAATACATTCATAGTGATCGTCAAAATATCTACATACATTCCACATATCCTCTTCCCCTTTGCCCTCGTAGGGCTGATTGATTTAATTATCTATTTTCTAATTCCTTCCAATCTGGTTCTGTCTCTTTGTCAAATGGGCAGAATTCAGGCCATTCGCTATCCTCCCCGATATCTAAAATGCATGATGGTGTTTTCATTAGATTTATTATATTTTCACATTCGTCACATATATATTTCATGATTGAACAGCCATTTTTAAGATGATTGATTTAACTTCGTCTATGTCAAATAGATCTATGGGTGTATATGTTGCTATTCTAATATCAAGGAGTTCTGAAGCTTCATTTTCTGACAGTCGGTTTATAACATTATCAATGCCTAATGCATTAACCAATTTTTTTATTCTGTTTCCATATTTTTTTACCATCCCTAAGCTCCTTTGCCCCTGTAGGGGCTGATTGATTAACTCAGTTGTTCTATTTCTTTGACTGCCAACTTAAAAAAATCAGAAGGTTTTCCGGTTCCGTCTTCACATGCTTTTAAAAATGGGCATTCGTAACAATTACATTCACCACAATTCCATACTTTTAAACGCAGATCCAATTTTTTTTCAAGATAATTTCTTTTCAATACGTTAAAATTCATCCCTATCTCCTTTGCCCCCGTAGGGGCTGTTTGATCTTTTACATCATCTATATGTTTTTTCAATCTTTTCCATGATGATGATTTTTGTATATTGCTAGTATTGTTTCCTATCCAGTAAAACTTTTTTGATTTACCAGTGTATCCTATTGAATCAAAACTTATACCAATTACATAACCTTTATAATCTCCATATTCTCCGGCTTTTAATTTACTAATTGGCTTGTTTACAATATTATTTCCTAGTGTCATTTTATTTTCCTTATGCTATCTATACAATTCTTACAATCTTTCTTTGTGTCTCTGGATTCAATCGCTGTCATGTCTTCAGCGTCTTCATAGATATTCCAGATAGTAGAAGCAGGAGAAGCACCACAAGCCATATGTTCTACTTTTCTGATTGTGAATGATTTGTAAGTATATTCTCCAGCTGTAATCTTTGTCATCTCTAAGCTCCTTTGCTTATCATCTAAGAGTAGTTTAACACGGCATGTTATACTTGTCAACACTTTTAACAGAAAAAGTTACTTATTTATTAAAAAGTTATAGTCTATTGACAATTTGGGGTATTGGGCTTATTGTGGAGTTGTTCAGTGTGGTAGCTGATGAGTAATACAAACCTATCCTGTAGTTCATAGTTTTAAGGCTGTTGAACGCTTCTTATAATTAGATCTTGGGATAGGGTCTGGTTCCGGAATTACCACCGGGGAAGCGTTGAGCAGCTTTTTTTATGCTCTAATGTTTAACTGGACCGCTTGGGGTAAGTACATCGGCGTTGAGTGGTAACAGGTGGCTATAGCTGGGAGCCTACCGGAAAGCTGGGAATTAGCCAGAAATACACGTCACCTTTGTATCGAGGTAATGATCAAGTGGTTATCCAAGACATAAAAGGATAATCTGTAGTCCCGGTCAAAGGGCATCGGGGGAGCCTGCTTAACAGCCTATAAGGGTTGTTCCTGTCTATATGACGGGTAGCGAGGGGTATATATTAAAATTAAAGGAGAATATCATGGTAGTAGAAATAAAAGAATTTCTCGAACATTCAAAATACTTTGCAGAAATCAATAGATGCCCTATAGATGAAATAGAGGTTAGTTTGAATGGTGAAAAGGTGTTTATTCACCCAAGAGAGAAAGAGGATTTTAAGTTTACAGGGTTAAGTAATAGAGATTACATCGGGCTATTTTTTTAAAAGGAGATAATCATGGCAAATGGAATTTGTAATAAATTAGATAAACTCGAAGGAAAAATAAAGATTACCTGTGATGCTGGATGTAAATATTTTAAATTTCCTCATCTTGAAACAGCTTGTGTATTAAGTGAGGTATACTCAGTTAAAAAAGGTGGAGGTTGCTATATTTACGATAAAGGAGATGATACATGAAACAAGAAACACTAAAAAAGATTGTTGAGTTAGCTGATGGGTATCATTGGGAGGATGGGCAGGTTAATGATCCTGCTAATTTTATATATACTCTTGATAATTTAAATCCTGAATATCAAAAAAATATATGGGAATTAGTTGATTATCCCTTACTTCTTCGAAGAGCTGCTGAAGGATGGAGCTGTGATAATCCACAGTATGAAATTATTATAGGTAGAACTTGTTTAGATATTATTGACTGGGATGGTAAAGATAATTTTCAACTTAATGATTATATCCAAACTGACGAACTTACTCAGCAAGAATTAGCAATAGAAGCCTGTTTGATTGAATTGTTGGAGAAATAAAGAGTATATAAATACTAATAGGGGTAAAGATTCTAACAGGGCATAAAAAAGACCCGGTGTTGTTCCGGGTCTATAAGTTTACTATTTTCTATTTTAACCTGTTAATTTCTGTATTGCGTTCTGTATAATTTTCAGAGATTTATTATTTTCAATCAGGTTTTGACTACTCTGGTTAGATGTTGCCACTTTTTCACCCCATCGGAATTCATCATTCACTAATTTATCAATAAATATTTGCATCTTCTATTCCCCCTTAATTAAATATTCCATTCAATATCCATAACCCATAAAAGAGGGGTAAACACAAAGCAATAGTACCACCGTAAACTTTAAAAAGAAGTTTCCACCCATCTGTTTTGACTACCATCCACCCTATGCCGATAAAAGGTATACATACTAATGTTATTCCTATTATTAATTTAATCATCTTTTATATCTCCCTTTATAATAGTTATTTCTTTTCTACATGGTATCTATTAATCCAGTATGCCTGTTGAATCATAGCTGCATCACATTGAGCTATTCTAACCTCAAAAGTTTCTTGAGGGTCAAACGGCATATAATTACATGATGACCTTTCACCATCTAACCAAGCTAAAGCTTCTTTACTGTCCATATATATCCCCCTTAATTAGATACTATCCGATATTTTCAACGCGTTTTGTATTGCTTCAACTATATTATCTGGATTCTTAAAAGTGGCTAAATCATCAGCTGCATGTTTCATTTTCCATGCAAGGCTCATTGCTTTAAACTTGCTAAATCCATAGTGCATTAGTAATCTTTTAGCATTATACCAGTATTGTGTTCTCACAATCCCCCCTTTCTACTATCCGGTAGTTAATATAAATCGGTTGCCAGTGGTCCAGAGTTTTCATGTACTTTGTAATGTTCGAAAAACATATAGCAAAATCCACCTGATGGATTACTTTGTTTATGGCCGCAGTCGTTACAGTTCATTCGTCGTCCCAACATTGGCAAAAGGGATCTACTGAGCCGCAATGTGTACAATAATTGGAGATTAATTCTACTCTTTCGTCATCTGTTAACTGGTTCAATATATCTATCAATTCGTTTATTCTTTTTATATCCATTTCTACCACCTTATATATTATTAGTCTAATTGTCTTAATAGTTTTTTAAGCCCTCTACCATCTTTTATTGAGCTACCAGAAGCCCAGCCAGAATAAGGGAAATATAAAACTGCTTTACCGTTATAAGTAAAATCTATCCTTGTTTCGTTATGGTTTACAACGAACCCTCTTTTCTCCAATTCAGACACAGCTTTGTCCATTCTTAGAGGCTGTAGTTTACTTTCCCTGTCCTGATCCATTCTATTACTCATTTTATCCACCTTATATATTTGTTAACCGAAATTTTTCTTTAGTCTATTAAGTAAAATACTCTTTGTTCTTATTGGTAATTGTTCACCTCCATATTTTATACATTCACCCATCTGGCTATTCCAATACTGTTCTTTTGTTAGACTACTATTACCAACCATTAAATCATCATCACTGAAAGCGTCCATCTTGTCTAATAAATAGTCTTTTACTTCGTCCCATGTTTCCATATCTACCACCTATTTGTATTTGTTACCCCCGTAGGGGCTGTTTGATTTAATAGTTTATCCTGATTGCTGACCAATGGGACTTATCACCTTCTTCAGAATCCCATATAATCAAATGATCAGTAGATTCTGATACTGCCAACCAATCCGGTTTTTCTATATCGCCATTACCCAAACCAGCACAAATCTCGTGATCTGCTAATTCTGCTCTCTGTAAATCTTGGTAAAAATCTTTAACTCTTGTCATCTCTAAGCTCCTTTGCTTTGATATACCTTGATAATAAGGGATAGATTATCTTTTGTCAATCTTTTTATTGACTTTAGATATCTTTTATGTATAATGTAACTAAGAGGTGACATATGAAAACATTAGTATCTATTTCAGATGATTTAGCAGAAGTGATTAAAAAACATAGAATCAAGCATTATCCAGACTTAACACTACCTAAATTGTTAGTCAGATTACTGTTTGACGATATTAAACAAAAGGAGGTAGACAGTAAATGACAGTAAAAGAAATAGCAGAGTTTACAGGAAAGAATAAATCAACGATAGGCCGATGGGTTGCAAAATGCAACTCGAAATCTATAACAGAGAAAAATGTTATCTCATATAAAAGGGGTGAATCTGTTAATTATACAGTTGATGAAGTAGAAGAAATATTAAAAGCAGGATCTTTGTCAAAGGATGCTGTAAGAATCTTGATGGATAACGCAAGGATGCCTATTGCCACTCTCGAAGAAACAAAGTCATATGAGCCTGTAAATTATGAGATCATAGGTAAAATGATCGGTATGGCTGTAAGTGCTGCAATGCTTCCGGTTGTACAACAATTACAGAATATCAGTAATCCGGTATTACAGATTGAACAGCCCAAACAGGATTATTTCTCTCTGGTCGGGTATACCTCATTGCGTAAAATAAAAACTACATCTTCAGAACTTCGGAAGATGGGTATGGACTTACGAAAGATTGCAGGCTCACAGGGTAAAGAATTACATAAGATCCCCGATGAACGATATGGTCAGGTCAATTCTTATCCTGTTGAAATTCTTGACGAATATTTTAGTGAATAAGGAGAATAAACCAAATGAACGATGAATTATTACAGGGGATAATAGCCCTACAGGAAACTCAGACAGCAACAATAAAAGAGCTGATGGATGTATGTACACTTCTGAAAGGACGGGTACTGGTTCTGGAAGGGTATTTTAATTGTAAGCCCCTGACCGCTGCACCATTCGAAGATAAATAAAGGAAGGTAAACAAATGAATGATGATGTATACAAGAAATACTGTGATAGCAGATTCATTGGGTTTTATTTCAGACCTTTGTTTAAAAATGTCATTGTAAAATCTCTTGATTACAGAATTTTTGAAACAAGTATTGCGTTTCAAGAACTGAAACAGATTTTAGTCAAAGAGTTTAAAAAGTTCTTACATGCTTGTAGGAGCATCATTAAGAAGTAATCGAATAATCAGACCATTACAGCATGATATCGCTGTAGTGGATCTCTAAGAGGTGGTAGAAGTGGAAAAACGTAACATTATTGGACTGGGAATAAGAAATATTATCGGGTTTGAATTGATCCAACAGAAAATAGATGGGTTTATGTACAGGAGTAAATCCAGGGGCCTTGTCGTTATTCAATCTATGGGTCAAGAACTGGATGGTAAAATCTGGATGCATACAAGTTACTCAAGAAAAAGCAGAACCCCGACATATCAGGATACTGTTTTTATTAAAGAGAATTTTATTAGTGGTGATGTAAAGGCAATCATGATTTTCCCTAAGAAATCAGAGCATGTCAATATTCATCCTTACTGTTTGCATCTGTGGAGCTGTGAGAATAATGATGGGTTACCGGATTTTACGCAGGGAACAGGGAGTATTTAATATGGAGAATAATATGAACGAATGGAAAGAGCTACAGATTAACAAATTACCTGAAGACATTTTAACAGGTGGTTATGAGTTTCGATCTGAACGTAATAATGTCTACTCTAAAAAAGATCAAAAATGGTTTATTGTAATTGAAATACTTTTTGAATTATGTAAAAACAGGGTTGTACTCTACCGGAAACCAGGACCAAAACAAGCATTAGGGGTAACAGCAGAAGAAGCAATGCAAAATATGAAAAAGGTAATGGATTCTTTTTTTGAGTCTTGCCCAAAATCACCCCCGGAGTCAGAATGAGCAACGATAATAAAACATATATATTCTATCTCCCCACTTTCGTGATGCTCCCCAGGAAAACAAAAGCTGATAAAAGAATTGCTCTTAATCTGAATATATACAGGAATTTACACCCATTTGTTAACAACCAGGTAAAGCAGATATTTGAACCCATCAAAAGAGAATTGTTCAAAGCTGAGAAGATCCGGATTACTTACTTTGTTGAAAAGAAAATGAGACGGCTCTATGATACCAGAAACATAACCGATATTGTAGATAAATTTTTCTGTGACTGGCTTGTTAAAAATGGTTATATCCCGGATGATAACTTTATGCATGTTTGTTACGGTGGGGATGATGGGACTATGGGATGTGTTACAGATAGGGTAATTGCTACGGTGGAGATTATTTTATGAAAACATGTAGCATTGAAAATTGCAACAATAAGCATTTTGGGATCGGGTATTGCTCAAAGCATTATACTAGGTTATATCGATATGTGAAGTTGCGTTAAAAGAAGCAACCGGTAAATCATGGGAAGAAATCAAGCAAATAAAGGATAAATAGAATGGAAAAACCATTTATTGAATGTGAAGGGTGCCGCTGGTGGATGACTCACGGCTGTTCAAATTATGACAATTGCAGATTAATAATTGAGCAAGTGCAAGAATCGGAATTTGACAAACTGCATGATGAGTTACCGGATGAATATTTTGAGTATGATGAAGATTAAAAACAAATAGATAGTCAGAATAATTACATTAAAACACCCTCTTAATTGAGGGTGTTTGTTTAAAACTGAATACTTAAATAAGCCCCTAATCCAATGCCGGATAATCCACCAGACAGAAAACCTTTCCAATAATCAGAAATTATTTTCCTTTTGTATTCGATCAGCCAAGCTTCCCGAAGACTCGACTCTATCTTCAAGACTACTAATTCGTTCTTCAGTGTCTTCGTTTCTGTCTTCGATTCTGCTAACTGTTTCTTGATTATCGGTAATTCTTCCCTGAAGGCTTTGTTCTCTTCCCACAGCAACCTCAAGTCCGCTTTTGTTATTATCCCCATTTCCTCTGAATAGGCGCTTGATACCCCACTGAATACCGAGACAAAGAAGAATACCAATAATAAGGCCATAGATAAATTCCATCTCATACTCCTAATCCTTTATAATTATTTCTAAGCCCTTGCCGGACTTGATTGATATCTCAGAAGGAAGAATGAACCAGACGATTGAAATTGAGTTAATTATCACGACAACCCAGAGCTGATCAATTGTTACAATTATACTTTTGTATAGATTCCAGATAGCCCAGACATTTGCAGGAGCTGCAAAGAAAAACCCTATCAGTGTTGCAATCTTCCCTTTCTCTGATAATAATTTCCACAATTTATTCATTATAGCACCTCAATAAAAATATCTTCCAATTCTTCAATAGTTGGCTCTATTATTTTAGCCATAGAAACCATTTCGGATTCACTATTCCCGCCTCTTATACATCCGTGTGTTGTTAAATACCTATGTGTATGGTGGATGTAATAGCCTGTGTCAACTTGTATATTTCCGGTAGGTTCCCAGTAATTCCCCTCTCTATCAAGATCCCATGTAAATATCTTTCGCTCAGCATCTGTCTTAATTATGACTGGACCGAACAGTTCAAATCTTTCGGTTCCCTCTTTTACCCATTCAATCTCTGTAATCCTGTGTATCCCTGAGGGAAATTGTCGTGGATAATAAGGTTTCGGCCTTTTATTTACTGTATAGATTACCTGGTCCTTTTTTCTCTGTCCGTTTAATTCTGTTCTAACCTTACAAGTTGCCAGGAACCTTGCAATCTCAGTAATCCCATTTAATATTATAATTTCTTTCCATGTGAATATTATTTTCATGATTGACCATTCCTTTTAAGATCATCTATAGCACTCATAATATGTTCAAGTTTTACATTTATTTCTCTAACCAAACCCTCTGTCTCTATTTGATGTTCAGTGCTTTTTGATTGTTTTTTTTCTAATTTTGTAATGTCTATTTGAAGTTGTTTAATTTTCATATTCTGCCCTTTTTGCATCACAAAAAAACTTATAATACCACCACCTATAACAAATATCCCTACAAAAATCTGAATCAAAGTATCTAATTCAATCATCCTTACCCCCTTGTAATTTATTTGGGCCCCTGCTCCTTTTGGCACACTATTCTCCTTTAATTAGTAATTCTCTAAGTACATTTATTTCATTCCGTAAGTCCTGCCGTATTTTGGACTCATTAGGGTATAATTCATCTACTGTTTTTCCATACTCACAAGCTTTTATGACTTTGTAATCAGTTGATCTTAATTCTACTTTTACTATTTCAAGTTTAATCCTCATTGGTTCTAAAACTTCAACTTCATTCTTTAAAACTTCATCAATTTCCCATTTCCCTAAAGTCTTATTAAATACTTCATATGTATAAGAAGTTTTAGGTTGTTTCGATGTCCACTCCTCTCCAGGATCAACATTTAATTCATTTATTTCGTGACTACTTTTATCATTTATATCGTAGTACTTTCCACGATTATCTGTTATTAGTTTTTCAGATATCAATTGTTCTAAAGGTTTAAACTGTCCACCTTTTTCAATGTCAATCATATTTAAATTCATACCAACATTTCCAGTAAAATTAATAGTAGATATAAATTGAGTTCCCTTTGGCTTGTTTTTTGCACAATAATGGGCTATAATGATTTCATCTTTTACTTCAATATATTCCATTATGATACCCTTCTCCATTTTCTGGCTGTTCTATTCTTTGGACGTGTTTCTGATCCAATTCGAGGGGTTCCAAATGAACTATAAAAAACAGGAGCACCTCGAGTATTTGTATATCTCTTTCTATTACCTGTATTAACACCACCAACGTATGCACTTGTCCCTACTTGCGGAATAGATGGCATATTTACATCAGTATTATTGACAGTATCACCATGGCCCCCAGAGAAATAAGAATCTGCGTGACCTTGAAATGCGTCATTTTGTTGTCCAGCATTAAAAACTGAAGCATTACCGCCTTCAAATCGAATAAAATCTCCTGCAAGTTCTGATGACACATTACTCCAAGTACCTGGTAAACTTAATGTTGAAGGGTCGGAATCTCCAGGAAATTGAATATATGTTGAACCAATAGGCCAAGCACCAGATAAATCTAAATTACCAGTAATTGTTCCACCAACATTTAGATTTTTTTCTATCCCTACTCCACCTTCAACTATCAAAGCTCCTGTGTCTTTATCAGTAGACTCTGTAGTATTAAGGACTATTAAAGGACTAGCTATGGGAGATTCTATATCACCCGGTTCACCTTGATCTCCCTGTTGGCCAGTATCTCCTTGTGGTCCAGTTGGTCCTTGTTCTCCATCTTTGATTGTTGGTAAATCATTGTAGTTTTGTATTCCATCACCAGCTTTAATATTTACTGTATCTGTTTCTAAACAAAACTCCCCTTCTAAAGGAATAGGGTTTACAGATGCCCAATTAGCGGCCGTATCTCTTCTCATTTTTATCGTTGCTTCTTCTATTTTAGAACTCATTCCGTATACTCCAATTATGATTTTTCAAATTGCAAATAAGAACCCAATGTATCCATTTGAAAATGAAAATCAACTTCTAATAATGCTGCTGTCCCGGTAAAATCATCTGTTAAACCCGTCCCTGTAGCATCTCTGAATACTCTAAACATAATCATTGATGATATAATAGTCTGAGCTGATAAATCTATTTCTTCAAATACCGTTGCATATTGTTTATTAGCCACAAGTGTTTCATCTAAAACTGCTGTGTTTGCATAAGTAATAGTTGTGTTAGGAAAAACATCTGATATTGCACCCGCTGAATATTCAATTCCCCATGATACTTTCTGACTACCTGTCCCATTTGATGACGGCAACCAATGTAAATGCGGAAGTACATTTGAACCAACTTTCCAGGAGTGTGGCATCTGTACTGCAAAGAATAACTCTTTCTCTTGCGTTGCGGAAAATACATAACTAAAAACTCCGGTTGATCCACCCCCATCATCTAAGATCTGTTCAAATGATGGAGGTGATGTTAATCCGACTTTCCCTTGAACTGCTGGCGATCTTATATCATCCCATGAAGGGCCGACATTATATTGAAGGTCAACCCATGCAGTCGTTCCGTCTCCAAGTTTAGTATATCCGGTATCTGTCTCAAGGCACCATTCGCCCTGCTTTGGAATTGGGTTTAATGATGTCCATGTTGATGATGCATCACGTCTAATCTTAAAAGTTGCTTTATTTATTTTAGATGACACTACGCTCCTCCTCCATCGATTACATTTAGGCTGGATGGTCCTGAATCTCCACCATCATAAAAATCATAATCCGTTGTTGCATCTCCACCATCTAAGATTATGTATATTTTATTATCTGTTTCAATCTGTTTCAAAATAAATTGCATAGTAAAATCCTGAGTATTAAAAGACACTCCAATAATAGTGTATCTTGATCTTTCAATACTTTCTGTCCCATCTGGTCGCTGGAAGTTGTACATAATATTATCTAATATTTTTGCAGTGTAATTATAGACAGGAGTTTTAACACTTACTATATTTGGCATGTCCTTAAACTGCAGCATTATCTTTTCACCCAGTGCCACCGCTTCGGCTTTGGTTGCTACATGTGCCTCAAGTGGTTTTACTCTATCCTTGAATTCGTTGGCTATTGCAAAAACAAAATCCTCGAAATCTTTATTTGTGAAAGATCTCCATTCCCCGGTTAAACCGTCAAATGCGTAATTTATTGTAACACTCGAAAGTATTAAATCAGATGGATGTCTTAAACTGTCACCCCCTGGTAATGGTTCGTCAATAAATATTTCATGTGTTGGTACTCTCTTAGGGTCTTGTGTTCTGAATGTCCATCTGCCATCTGGCAAAGGGTCAAATACACCTTGATTTTGACCGCTGACAATATCCATCAATTTGGCTGTTGTCTGTAAGTTCGATTTGTCAATTGAGATATCAAGATTATTAACTGCACCCCGTTCTACTGACCATTCTATAAGATCAAAGTTTGACGAATTAAAAGTTATACCGTTATAATTTTCCATACAATGAGAGATAACATCAAGGGAATTTTGCACAGTGCTTTGCGTACATGTTACATACAGTTGTCCGGTTGTATCTGACCCTGTAAAAGTCCCGTCTGTCTCAGTTCCACCATGGCTGAAAGTCACCCCATCCTTATCTACAACAACAATCCCTGAATCGATTAAATTAAATGTTGTGTCTGCAAATGTCCAATTCCCTGCACTGGTTCTATACGCTAATCGATTGAAAGATTTTCCAAATTTCAAAGGCACTGGTGTCCCGTCAAATTTATCATCCATGCCGGAAAAGAAAAAAGGGTTGTCTGAATCTGAGTTAGAAAAAGTATTTACTGGAAGTGATCGAACCAAATTGGCAATAGGATCTTTAGCAACCATCTGGAAACTGTCAAACCCTGAATTGAATTCTTTTATTCTACCCTGTATTAATAATTCTGCCTCTGAATAATCCTGGCCATCAAATACTAATAAATGTCTGAATGGTTGATTGTACAAATTGAGCCCTGCAAATTGGTCATAGAACCCGTCAAGATTTTGGAGAGTATAACTTGGGGTATTCCTTTGGATAGTCTGATAGTTCAATGGATTCACTGATTTACTCAGTGTGGGGGAGCCTATCAGGTCAGAAGGGTATTCTATGTCCTCATAATAGATCGATGCCCCTGAGGAGCTTATTCCAATAGCCGCACCTGGTGTTACTCTAGGAAATTCATCAGGTGATGCATACCCTGCTATAATTATTGTGATATCTCCATTTGTTGTGTCATAAAACCAACCTTCCCCCGCTGCGTCTAGTGCTGCCTCACTTGCATGCTCTGGCAAGAGTGTTCCGTTTGCGTCAACGGATTGAATGTTTAAATATCGGGTATTTTGACTTCCAAAAAACCCAATATTCCCTACATCGTCAATGACCTCTTGATTCCCAGGTATAAGATGCTTCCTCCATTTACCGGGTGCAACATTGTGCCAGTTATCCCCCGTAATTGGTGCGTCAAATTCCAAAAGGTTTATTTTATGAGATGATGGTTTATTTAGTTCAGCATTAAAACTCACTTGATATCCTTATATAAAATTCTTCATAACTTGCATCCGTTGACCCTTGTGGTTGATAATACATTTCATATGGTCTGACAGGGTGTAAACAAAAGTGCCTAAATCCCACCTCAAGATTCTTATATCTTAATCCAGCTTTAAATAAATAATCTGATTCAAAAGGTATATAAGATTTTTCATTTATTTTATCTTGAAAATATGTTTTTACAGCCCCACCAATAAATAAATAATCAAATAATATTATCTCTGCATCTAAAGTAATATAAAATACAGATTCATTTTTTATGTAACTATATTCTTCAGATATACTATTTAAACTTTCATAGAAAGGTGAGTACCCAAGCTCTAAAAAATATAATAATATTAACCAGTTCATATAATACCTACCACGATAATAATGTTTGAAGCAATGTGCCAACACCTTCAGTTATACCGAGGTTTGCAATACCACCAACTCCTGCAAACTGCATCAGAGGAAATATAAGCTGGTTTGTTAAACGCCTTTCAACATAACAAACAGCATTAAAGTCTAATGCACCATTTATTAGCATAAAATCACCAATATCAGGGATAAAAGGGGCTATCTTTTGAAATATATCATCATGTGATACGTTTCCAGTAATAAAATTATCACTTGTAATTCTCTTTGAATTATATTCAATATACCCATCAAGTTTAACGTTATTTTGTGTCAATAATAAACTTTTACTCAAGTATAGAGTTCCACCAGAATCCTTAAACATAGAAAAGAAGTATCTGTCAGTTTGACCTGATTCATACCATCCCTGTAGAGCATCATTCCAGACAGGAGCTACTGAAGTAAACACAAACACACCACCACTTACATCATACATTATATAGAATATAGTACTGTTGGAAATACCAGCATATCCTGTTGGTGTTTCATCTCCTGAAAAAACTTTAAACAAAGCCCCGTTGACTTCAAACTTTGAACCAACTTTTACAACTGGTGCAGCCCCACTATCAAATTCAGATATTGTAATATCTGACTTTCCAATATATGCGACCTCTATAGTGGCAAGCATTTTATCATAATCAAAATCTGGTGAATTTACTTGTTCAATCGACATTATTCTCTCCTTATAATTCTTCTATAAATGCAATAGCACCTTTCTGGAATGTGCTTTTTCTTAGATAGGCTGTGTGTATTCCATCACCATCTATTGTTACATACATTACAATGTTAATATCTGTTTCATCAAAAAATACAAAGAACGGTATGCTACTGTCTACCTGATCAAAAAATGCTTCCAGTTCTGCAACTTCTGCAACTGTAAGTTTTTTCCATTGGATTGAAATTGTTCTATATTTTGGATAGATATTACCAAAAGAATTCCCTGCATTTGATCTCACTTTAACTGTATCGCTTTTATATGACCGTGAAACTTCAGGGGCTATACTTGGAGGTGTTAAAGCATCACAACCCGATACCCTACCGAGTTGGATAAATGTATCTGTATTACCAGCATCAATTATATTAATTCTCCAATACCTAAAACTTCCGCCTGTAAATTGTTTTGATATTATGCCGGCAACCCTTGTCAAAGTTTCATCAACCGATGGAGCTCCCCATGAATCAGTTGCATTACCCTGGAACTCTAAAGTTGTCACACCAGAAGATATATTATGATTTGCAAGGTTAATACTATTTACAGTCACAGGTACACCAGCATCAAAAACGATTGTCAGTGTCGTAGTTCCTGCAAGTGTTCTTGTTACCCTTTTTAATGATGAGATTAATATATTCCCTCTGGAAAAATTTATATTTTCTGAGTTCTGAGTTAATACAGAATCTTTCAAAGTTTCATTGCTCATAATAACCATTATATTTGATCTCCTGTATTACTGACAAACTTTCTATTGTCAACTCCGTTCTGTATCAATCCCCAAAAGCCCCCTGACTCTTCAACCTGTATCCATATTCTATCCTGACCACCAATGCCCCCCCCGCTTCCACTTGTAGGTGTTACTGTCACATTTTCTTGGCCTGACTCTCCGACCTGGATCAATGTTGGTTCGTTTGCTGTAAAGGATCCACCAGTCGCAAATGACTGGACCAATCCACTGGCTGCAAACGCAGTTGCTGCAGCTGCTGTATATGCAATAGCCGTAGGTATACCTAATCCAAAGGGTGTGGCTAATGCTAAAGCTGCTCTGACTAATGCCTCTTGTGCAAGCCCTTCAAGTATTGCTGACATTGCATTTTTCCCGGCTTGTTTTAATGTATCCCAAATAGTTACACCGTCTTCACCAATCTGCTTAAAAGTAGATGCGAAAGCACCAAGCCCGTTTTCGGTTAAAGATTGCCAATTTAATTCTAAATCTTTTAATGCTGCTGCTTGTCTCCCTATACCAATTAGCCCCTCTGCGTGTGCAAGGGCAGTTGCGTCTGAAACTTTTATAATTGAATTATGTAATTCTTCTTCCTCATCTATACTTATAGCTCTTAAGTCATTACGTTCTGCTGCCAGTTCATTTATTAACTGCATAACTTCAGGTACATCTTTAAACTTACTTAGTTCATTTATTTCTGCTTGAATTAGTTCTAATTTCCTTTCGTCTGTCGTTAATGATGCAATCCTTATTTCTTCAAGCCTCACTATTGCTGTTTCTTCTGCTGCACCAGAGGCAATTGCAAATTGTGCAGCTGCTGCCTTTGCAGAGTCACCTGCTGCAATTGCATCCGCATACCTTAACTCTAAGGCTGTAGTCAACCTTATATTATCCGCAAGTGTCCGTGCTTCTATTCCTGCATCTATTAAAGCTTGTGTAAATGAATCGCCAAACCCTTTTGACATTCTCTCTGCTGCTTCTGCTCCTGCTTCTACAACTAGATCTAATTCTTTAAGGCTTCTGTTTGATGTATCAATACCTTCTGCCATTTCTCTAATAAATTGGTTTGCCTCGTTAGTTTTTGCAAGCCAGTTTGCCATGCCTTTTACTAAAGAATCTATAGTTACTAACATAGGTGTTACCCCTTCATTAACTATAGCCCCTAATTCTTCGTTCAATGATTTAGTAGATTCCTTTAATCTTTTTTGTACATTAGCATGGGATTCCCAAGTTCTCGAAACGTCACCAATTGCATTCCCACTTTGCTCAGTTGCAAATTGTAAAGCTGTAAATGCTTTTGCTTGTAATAATGTTTTCCCTTCAACTTCTGTATAAAACTTGATAGCGTCTTTATACTCTTGTGTGTTTTGGTTTATTATAATTCCAAGCCCTTTTGCTTGCTCTGATTGGCCTAAAAGGGCAGCAGTTAAAGCTTCACTAGCTTTGGCTGTCCCCCCCTCAAAGTTTGAAAATGAGGCCAGGTCCCCAGCTAACGTATTAACTTGTAATGATAACTCAGCAGCCCCTTCTTGAGTAAATCCTAACCCTGTTAATAAATCCGCTGTAGTCCCTAGTAGTTCCCTTGATGTACTATCCGCAAGGCCGAAACTATCTGCAAAATCATCAGCCATTGACTCAGCTTCACGTGACATATCCCTAAAAACGGTTGCAAATTTAGAGCCTATTTCATCTGCATCACTGGCAGCATCTGACCAAACTTTTGCAGCTTTTGCGGCAACAAGTAAAGCTGCTGTGGCAACCCCTGCACCTACTGCAAATTTTTTTAGGCTCCCCGACTTGTCAGCACTAGTGATTATGTCAACGAATACTTTTGTCCGTGCCGCCATTACTTACTCCTTGACGCTTCTTGAAAAATCTTAATACTATCTATTACCCAACATGGTTGATCTGTCCAATGATCCCCAGGAAAAGGAAATCCAAATTCTTTCCAATCACTCCACACATCAAGATACATTAAAAAATCCTCCGTAATAAGATTTTCCGGGCATTGGTCATATGTCTCTTTTCCAATATTCCAAGGAACTCCACCGTTACAACCTCTTTCTATCTTATCGTTATCAGTACAATCAACACAAAGTATCCTTGAACTAACACCGGTTTCTATTTCCTTTTTCTGACTTTCCCTCAACCATAGAAAAGCCATTGTTATTTTTTTGCGTCTACCTTTGCCTCCATCTTTATAAGTATAGGTAGTAATTCTAAGTACAATCCATTCAACCCAGGATTGTCTAAAATGTCACGCCCGTTAGTTATCTTTGTAACCTCTTTCCCTTCGTCCGTTATGGTCAGATTTTTTATATCATGTACCATGCAACTAAACATAATATCCATGTCATATTCAATCTGGACTGGTTTTTTTATCCGGCCATTGTTAGACTTTTCTTCAGGATGGATTATTAAACTTTTCCTGAATTCCGATGTTGAAAGATTCCTTAATTTCATTTTCACATCTGGAAAACATTTTGATGTATATTCAATCTCTCTTTGTATATTTACATTCATTCTATCCCCTTTAAAATCTTGCTAATTGACTCGTAACCTCGAAAGTAGTTGATTCCTGGTCCAAAGATCCAACTGATTTATCTTGTGTAAATCCCGTCCTGATTGCATTGCATATATATCCTGCAGATCCGTCTTCGAATAGTTTAAGCAAAAATAGTTTAGTATTTAAGAACCCTGCAGCGGCAGTATTGAAAGCTGTAAAGCCTGTTAAGGTCACGAATAAATCTGTTCCAGTTGTTCCTGCAGATAATGCAACAGTGGAAGAAGTCCCCGTTGTGTCAGAAGTACATCGTAAATCACCATTAACCAATTCAAATTTTGCCCCGGCCGCAAGTGTAGCATTTAACAAAACTAGAACCGCTTCATATGTTACATCAGAGCCAGTTGTAAAATCCTCTTCAACTACTCCGGCCCCGTCAATATTTGCCTTGAAAAAGTATTGTGTAGTTGTACTTAATCCTGTTGCCGTGGTAATTGTTTTACCTGTTAAGCCGCATTCCTGAAATCCATTTTCAATCAGGTTAAACCTCTGGTCAGTTCTGAATCT